ATATTCCTGTGATTGACTATTTTGATACGTGATAGATATTTCACTGTTAGTGATTCTATTTGCTTTTAGAACTTGTCCTTTACCTTCACTAGTTCTGAACCAAACTCTAAACTGTCCGCTTGGTGCATTACCAAAGTTACCATCACTAAATGTAATTGATATCTGATCATTATTTCTTGATTGAACACTGTAGATATTTCTATCTGCTAAAGCTAAACTGTTATAGATTGTATTTTGTCCAAACAAGCTAGGAACTTTTTTCCATTTTTCTAAAGCTGAGCCTGTGCCATCGACCTTCTGTACAAATACATCTGTGTCGTTGATGTCATTCTCATCGATGTCTACAGTTCTGTTAGGTACTGGTTGTGCGAAACTTCTATCTTCGTATTTTAGTTGTCCTTCTTTGAAGTACACAAAGAAGCCTGTGTTTGGACTTGCAAAACCTTGACTGTCATTTCTGTATATCATGTTGTAAGGTATGTTTCTATCCGGAGACATCTCTTCAAAATATCCAGCAGTATTGATATCTGCTTTTACTACATCAAGTGATGTGTTAATACCGTCAACAACTTCTGATAAGTTTTTTATCACAGTTGGATCTGCACTATTAATATTGTAAATCTCTGCAGGTATAGTTGATACTGTTCCGTTCTTCACAGGGTTACCAAATTGATTTGCACTTTGGAAAGCACTGTTACAAACAGTCAACCATTGGTCATACCATTCAGCGTTGTTCGGGTCATTCCAATTGATATCTGTGTTTGCTATTTCTGTTCCATTTGAATCAGTTAAAGGTTCTGTTGTTCTTACTCTTGTAATCTTCATTAGTCCTCTGGCAGGAACATTTCTTTTTGGTTGGTAGTTTACAAGTTTTGCTAACCTTAAAATACTTTCTCTTCTTTCAGCTGTGTCAAAAAAGTTTTCTCTAGCATTTAAATCTGTTCTGAAAGCCAAACTCTGTCCAAGGTAGGCCAATAAATCAATTATGGCTACAAATTCACTGGACTGAATGTAGTCGTTAAAATCTTCTGGATAGTTTGTTTGTATGTAACTTAACATACTATCTCTAATACTGTCGTAATCGTACGCTGTAAAGTTAGCCTGACTGAAAGTTCTGTATATCGTCTTCCAATCTTCTGCTGAGAATAAATTATCTTGTCTTTGTATTTGACTCATTATATTGTTTCTCTTTCAAATTCTAAGAGCATCTGTGCTGTTTGGTTAAACGGTTTAACATTGATGCCGACGTCAACTCTTATACCATTCTCTGATTCTGTAAGATAGATATCTCTCAAGTCAACTCTAGGATCACTGATAATGATTTTTTTACAATCTTCAACAATGATTTCTTTGTTAGTTTCATCTAATGGTTCATAAAGCATATCCCAGATAACACTACCAAAGTCAGGCTCCATCACTCTCTCACCTTTTCTTGTGTAGAAATGATTAATCAAATCTTGCTTGATTAGATCTAGGTCGTAGAGCTGATTTGATTTGACACCTGCTAAAGTGCTGAATCCTTTGTACGTGCCTTTGTAAGCACCTACACCTGAGCTAGATACTGCTCCAGATGATCCTGATGTGCTATTATTACTAGTTGAATATGCCATATATTTTTATGCTCCATACATATTTATAGTGTTATTTAACTACTACTATAATTATCCTCTGTGCTGAAAAATCACTTGATCTTCACTTAAGATAAATATACTATACAATACAGTAGTTGCAAAAAAAACATGAAAAAATTTGAGAATTTTACTGCCGAAGATAGAATAGATGTTAATCTTCTGGACAACGACATCCATTATCTTAATGGAGAGATTGATTCAGAAAACATCGGTAAAGCAATCAAGTGGATACTTGATGCTGATCTTCAAATAAAGCCAAAGAAAACACTTAAACTTTACATAAACAGCACCGGTGGCGATCTTTATGAGGCCTTTGCACTGATAGATGTCATGAAGAAGAGTAGACACAATGTATCTACTATAGGAGTAGGTGCAATCATGAGTGGTGCTTTCTTGATATTTGCGAGTGGTAAAAAAGGAATGAGATACATTGGTGAAAACACAGGTATCATGAACCATCAGCACAGTGATGCCATTGATTCCAAGATGCATGACATGAGATCAGCAATGCAAGAAAACATAAATTGCGAATATCGTTCATTCCAGATACTGAAAGAAGCAACTGGATACAGCATGGCTAAAATAAAATCCAAGTTCGACTCACCAAGTGACCAATATTTCACGGCAAAAGAATTGGTTGCTCTTAACGTGGCAGATCATATATTATAATAGCATGAGTAATGAATTAAAAAACTTTGCCGAGGGCAAAGACTGGTGGCATATGGACAGACAACAAGCGATCAAGTTGCTTGAAACTGTTTGTGAGACCTATAACAAGAAGTTGGAAAGCGAAATGTGGTTTGAAGAACACGATGTCCAACTCAAATTGTGGGAAATCAAGAATGACATCATGAAATTTCCAGATCTTTTCTTCCGTAACGCTGGAATAAAATTGGAAAGCCCAGAAAAATCTGAAAAACCTGGCAAATAAAGGTTGACAGAAACAACTACCTAGTGTATAGTGTATATATTATGTTAGAAAACATTATAAACAAGCTATTCGGAGGTAACAAGATGGCTAGAACTAAACAATACGTAGTGTATACTAGAGAATTTGCTAAAGGCAATGTAAAAAACAAAGTTGGTGTTTTCATTGAAGAAGCAAAATCAACTCTAGATAACTCAGGTAACATCAATGGTGGTGTTATCAAATTCAAAAACCTAAAGATGAAAAGATCTACACCAACAACTGATCTTTTATCAAAAGGTTATGATCTTAATGTAAGAGTAATTGGTTCAGGTTCGTACGAAACTGCGAAACAAATCAAAAACTCAGTCATTGAGTTGTTGAATACAACTAATAAAACTGTAATCAACGCAAACGCATAATAATAATATTAATATTATTATAATATTGAAAAGGGCGGTAGAAATATCGCCCTTTTTTTATGACCATTAACTAATCTGTTAATATATAATCCATACTTTTAAATAATTTCAATTACATGAAAGGAGGTCTATAACATGGACATTCTAAATAAAGTAAAGGCTTGGGCCGGAGCATTAACAGAAGCAGGTATCAGTTTACTTGCGTTAGGCATCGTGCTTGAAGTTCTATTCAACGGGCAGAACATTCCGTTTTGGCCAAACATCAACATCATCGCTAACATACAGAGCATTGTAGCAGGTTTCTCTGCACAGGGTTTGGTAGGTTTAGTGGCGATATGGGTATTATACCACATCTACAATCGTAGATAAACAATAGACCTCAGAGATCTTTGAAACAAGAAAGGCGATAGCACTAAAATATGTTATCGCCTTTTTTATAATTTAAAATCCGTTTGGAATCAAAACATAGTGAATTGCTATGACAATTCCTACTGATGCTAACAAACCAGTTATCATTTTTATGAAGTCTTTACCGATCAGCGGAAACACTACTTTTAGTTTTCCATTGCCTAGCATTGTAGCCATAGCAAGTTCACGTCCGCATAATAGTCCAACGAAAACCCACGTTGTTGACATAGGTATATCATTTAACTCTTTAAAGAACCAAAGTACTAACCAATAAAACAAGTCAATTAAACAAGCACTTCTTACATATCTTGTATTGTGCTTTTCTAAAACAATTTGTTGTATTTTTCCTCCACGTTCTCTAAACATGAACCAAAGTCCAATCACAAACACAAGGCTAATCATGACCATTAACTCAAATGGAACTTGTCTTGGTAGGAATACGGCAATGTTTGCCATATCATGACTTAACCAAGTCCACCATAAAAATCCAGTGGTCACCCATTGTGCTATTCGCCAATATGGTTTGTGTACTTCTTTTACAGGATCATTTTTCTCATCAACAATTTTTGTAATAACAATCCATATGGCATAAGCCGCCACTGCCGCGACTGCATAACCCATAATAGATTTCATTAACATTTTTTCTAACACAAATGTACTAGCGAATGCTGATAATACTAAAAATGATGTACTAACTGGTACACCAATCCTTGTTAGCAATAGTAGTAATGCTGGTGCCATTGCATGATACCATTTTACTTCTTGCCACGGAATCTTGTTCAATCTTCCGTATGATATATCTCCCCCGTTCACTGTCCAGCCATACCATAAGGCCCAAAGCAAAACCGCCGAAGCGGCTATCCATAATGTTTTCCAGTGAAACTTTTCGTTGTTTGATGCAATCCATGTACCGAGAGTTTGTACAGAATCGTTTGCGATAACTGAATAAGCGGCTAGGAGAAATCCTATCGCCATCCATAATGTAATTACGTCCATTTTTTATCTCCTATAGATAGAGCTCGACGATGCTCTGGTTACTTTTTATTTTTTAATATATATTATTTAATAATTTTTGTCTAGAAAAAGATTACAGTTTTATTACAAAAATATTAAAGTTTTATTACAGGTTAAGATGACTCACCTGAGTTCTCAGAGCTCTGTGACTCGTGGAAAGGATATGGTTCTCTGGTAGGGAACCTAGTGTTAATGGAACCTCTGTTTGCTTCTGTCTGTCTTGGGTCGTTCAATGCTGGTCCTGTTCTAGTCTGTAGAACGTTTGTGTAAAGCAG